TCGAGAAGGCGGAGGAAGCCATTGATGAGGCGGACCAAGCTATGCGACTTGCGGGGGTGGACTACCCAAATGCGCTCCCTTTGCGGCCCGCGACCGAGATCACGGGGACCCTCCCTGATGAGGGTGTCTCTTTCCGGCCGGACCGCGATGCGCTCGAAGAATATGCCGCTGCAGCCATCGAGCCTGACAACCAGGCCGGCGCCGTCAAGACGGGCGCCAATCTGCTCGGCAAGAAACCACCCATTGACACGACCTCGCCATACACCATGCTCTCTGCGGTGTCTCGGCATTTTGCAGACACTCACGTCAAGCTCGATGCCGGCACCGGCCGGTACGAGTTTTCCGTTCGGAAGCGGCAGCAGTCCAAGCCGTTGACGGTCATGCATCGTGTCTTCAAAGATCTCACCCTCCGCGACGCAGCGCTTTGTTGCCGCGCGATCAAGGAGGGCATCAGTCACATGGACGTCTTTGAGGACAAGCCGGGTTCTTTGTGCTACGAGGACTACTTCGAAGCACTCGGAGCATCCGCAGAGCAGGAAGTCGACTTCAAGGGCCACTTCAAGGGCTCCCTCTTTTGCAAGAAGGGGGAGGACGGCGACCGGGCACGATTCATTTCTGTGCCCGGCTGTTACGGGTCCGAGAGGGCGCACCAGGCACGCACGAGCGGGTTCATCCACTTCTTGGAGGATGTCCACAAGCACTACCTCAACCACGGCCACATCAAGGGCCTGGACGAGGATGGCAAACGTGCCGCGTTCGCTGACTTCCTCCGCGCTGTCCCAAAAGACTTCGCGGTTTTGTCCTTCGACAAGAAGGCCAACGATCGGTGCTGGACTCAGCAGCACTGGGAGGCTTTCATTGACTATGTCGCCGAAGTGGCCGAGCTCATCGTGACCGATGACTTGGTCAAAGTTTTCATGTACAAGCCTGACGAGCGGACCAACCCGGTCACTCTGAAGATGAAACATGAGTTCGGCTACTTTGTCTTCAAGAGCTTCGCCATCTACCTCCTCAGCGGCATCGGTCCGACCAGCTTCGGGAACCGCAAGATGTCGGAGGTGGAGGAGGGCGTGCTGGCTCTCACGATCTACGGAGAGCCGGGCTACAAGGCCTGGCTGCGTGGCGATCGCGTCCCTTCGAAGAACCCCTACTTCACGAGTGGGTGGGCCTTCACGGGGCCGAAGTACACGCACGACTTCGTTCTTGAGAGCTTCAAGAAGAAGAAGGACGAGCATGGCAACGACGTGACGCCGAAACCTCTCGGCGCACTCAACGAGGGAGACGACAAGACGCTCACACTCAAGACGGAAGTCTGCGGTGTTACTGTCACAGAAGACGAGCTCATTGGGTTCGTCGTGCGTAACGCCGCGGAGCACACCGGGTTCGCCTACGAGGTTGCACGCACACCTCCGGCATTCAAGAACACCGGACACAAGGCCGTCTTCGAGTTTTGCAGCAGTGTCACCGGGATCAATCCCCGGGACACGCTCGAGCAGGCAACTTGCATTCCGAAGCCCATCAAGTCCATCGGGAAGTTGGCATGGTCAGCGACGATGACCGTGAACTACACCCGGGACGAAGATGGTAAACGTGACGGCGTCATCGCCGACAGCACCTACCACCGCTTTTGCATCACCAAGTTCCTCAGCTTGGCGATGGTCAACTTCCAGTCACCAGGCATTAGATACCTGCACTTACGCCACGCGGAGTTCCACATGAAGAAGCTCCGCGAGGTGTCAGGCTCCGATCCTGGTCAACACGCCACCCTCTATGCGGAGAGGGCCC